TATACTAAAGAAATGATCAAGGAGATGCTAGGCACTGCTTGGTTAGACAAAGATAATATACCTGAGACTGGTAATCAAATTAGAAGAAGAAAGGGTAATGAGATGAGAGCAGGGTTGAGACCTTATCCCAAGTATCCATCAAAGGAGTCAAGGATAGCAGACACTTCAGGTAGGTTTGATGAGAATGGGAATTATATTTACCCTGAAGGTAGTGGATTTAATTGGATGGAGAAAATAGATCCTAATTCTCCTTGGAAGGTTAAAGTATCATAATGGAATTAACAGAAGAAAACGTACTCAAAGTGTTAGAGGAACTTATTCCTTATATTGAAGCTGATGGTGGATACCTTCAACTTTATGAAATAGAATATGAAACAGGATACGTTAAAGTAAAATTAGGTGGTGCATGTGAGACATGTGCTATGAGCACCATGACATTAAAGCAAGGTATAGAAAAGAAACTAATGATGGAGATACCAGACGTGGTAGGAGTTGTTCAAGTATTGTAATGAATATAGAAGAACAGTTTGAGTTGGGAGATTTATTTCTTGAAGAAAGAAGATGTAGGGTTTGTAGTAAGGTAAAAAATTTAATAGATGGTTTTTACAAAACTCATAAAAATAGATTATCATTACCATCCTCATATGCTTATGAATGTAAGGCATGTACAATAAAAAGAATTGTTGCTAGTAGAAAGAATAAAAAACCTTCTAATGAATGGATATATCCAGATTGGTAATGTTCATGTATTGTTTCCCCATTGTAAAAAGGTATTTTAATAAATATTTTTAGAATAAATTTGGATTACGAGAGGAATTAGGATGCCTATAAATCTAGCATCTCCTGGAATTGTTGTAAAGGAAGTAGACTTAACTGTAGGAAGAGTCGATCCAACATCAGGAAGCGTTGGTGGACTGGTTGGACCTTTTACACAAGGTCCAGTAGAATTACCAACACTTATTGCAACTGAAAGTGATTTATTAAATACCTTTGGAAAACCAAATAGTATTGATAAACAATATGAGACATGGTTAGTAGCATCATCATTTTTAGCATATGGTGGATCGTTAAGAGTTGTAAGAGCAGATGATGATAATTTATATAATGGTGCAATTAATGCTGTGGGAATTGCAACCACTGGTACAGAATTAAAAATTAAGAATGATGAACATTATGAGCAACTTGGTTATGATGATAATACGATTACTAATGTAGTTGTTGCTGCAAGAAATCCTGGTACTTGGTCTAATGGAATTAGAATAGGACTTATTGATGGAAAAGCAGATCAGTGTTTGGGTATTAGCACTTTACCTTCAAAAACAGCAATAGGTGTAACTGATAATCATAATTGGGTTGGATATGGTATAACACAAGCAATTGCTTCTGGAACAATTTTACCTGGAGTTGGTTCAACATCTGTACTTGATGGATACCTAAAAGGAATTATTACTGGAGTCGGCACTGATGGTAAGGCAACTGGTACCGCTAATCAATTTGGAACTGGTATTGTAGAAGGTACAATAGAAGTAAAAGTTCTTTCTCATGTATCATCTGATGGTACTGAAACTCCAGTAGATTATCAACCTAATGGAATATACAAGTTTGCTACTGGTACAGGTACAACTACTGGTCATATTGAAAGTGGTATTACTGTAGTTGATAACGATGGTTCTCCAGTACAAACTGGAGGAGCAGCTACTGCAACAAATGTAGTAGATTGGTTTGATAAGCAACTTCTTTATACTGCATCAGGAATTCCTGGAGTAGCATCTACAATATCTTCAGTTAAATGGAATTCAATTGCAGAAAGACCAACAACCACAGATTTTGCTACAGCAAGAGGTGCTAAAAATGATGAAGTTCATGTTGTTGTAATTGATGGTGATGGGGAGATTACTGGCAATGCTGGTACTATTCTTGAAAAACATCTAGGACTTTCTAAGGCAAAAGATGGTGAATTCTCAGTAGGTTCTCCTTCTTATTGGAGAAAATATCTTAAGAATAATTCATCTTACATCTTTGGTGGTGGAGCTCCTTCAGGAATTTCAACAACTGGATTTAGTGTTGATTTCACTGAACAATCAGATCAAGCATGGGATCAAAATACAGATGGAATTATTTTTGGTGCATCTGGTGCGGTTAATTATAAGATTATTAACGGTGAAGATTACAGTAAAAACAGAAATGATGACGGTACAGTCGGTCTTATGACCGCAGGAAGTTTAAGTGCATCAGTTGCTAAATTATCTACTGGTTATAAACTCTTTGAAAATGCTGATAATTATGCTGTTAATTTCCTACTCATGGGATCTGGAAACCATAGTAAAACAGAAACACAGGCACTAGCACAACAAGTTATTGCTGTTGCTGATGTAAGAAAAGATTCACTTGCATTCATCAGTCCATATAGAGGGGCATTCTTGACTGATACTGATGTTGGATCTGTTACTGTTAATGATGATGAGACAATAACAAACAATGTTCTTAGTTTCTATTCACCATTAACATCTTCATCATATGCTGTATTTGATAGTGGATACAAGTATATGTTTGATAGATTTGATGATGCTTTCCGATATGTTCCATTGAATGGTGATATTGCAGGAACTTGTGTTAGAACTGATATCACAAACTTCCCTTGGTTCTCACCAGCAGGAACTGCAAGAGGAGCAATTTTAAATGCAGTAAAACTTACATACAATCCAAGTAAGGATCAAAGAGATCGTCTCTATTCTAATAGAATTAATTCTGTAATATTCTCAGCAGGATCAGGAATTGTTTTATTTGGTGATAAGACTGCACTTGCAAAATCATCAGCATTTGATAGAATCAATGTTCGTAGATTATTCTTATATCTTGAAAATGCAATTTCTAATGCTGCTAAAGATCAACTCTTTGAATTTAACGATGATATTACAAGAACAAACTTTGTAAATATCGTTGAACCTTTCTTACGTGATGTCCAAGCAAAGAGAGGTGTACAGGATTATGTTGTTATCTGTGATGAGACAAATAACACTGCTTCTGTTATAGATAATAATGAGTTTGTGGCAGACATCTTCA